GGTACAGAAGACCCTAATCCTGAACAAGATCAAGATATAGGTAGTTGGTTACTTAGATTAGATGGAAAAAATTAAATGATACCACTAATAGGACCAATAGTAAGTGCAGTAAGCAGCATTGGCGGCTCTTGGATGGAAAGCAAGCTAGAAGAAACCAAGGCTAAATCACAGGTCAAGGTTGCCAAAGCTGTAGCTGAAGCAGAGGTACACAAAAAAGTAGCCACTGGTGAAATTGAGTGGGAACAGACTATGGCAAAGGCCAGCGGTGATAGCTGGAAAGATGAGTACCTTGTCGTCATCCTGACAGTCCCTGCTATACTTGTGTTTATTCCCGGTATGGAGGATATTATACAGCGAGGGTTTACTGTACTTAATGAGTTACCAGAGTGGTATCAGAACGCTCTTATGATAGCGATTAGTGCGTCATTTGGTATCAAAGGGTTTAACAAGTTCTTAGGGAGAAAGTAATTTATTTACATTATCATAGTACTCGTTGCTTAACGTATTAACACGTTCTAAGAAGTTTCCTATGATGTGTGTGTTTTCGTAATCAGAAAGCTTCTTTTCCATACTTTGAATAAAGTCATCAGGGGGAACATGGTTGTATTCTACTTCTATGTTCCCCTTTGTATTTAGGTATACCTTTACCTCTGACAGTACTGTTTCAGCTTCCTTCATAGTTAGGCTGTCTTTACTTTACTTTCTGTCTCTATCCATACGTGTGCGCCACAGGACAGAGGTTTATCAGGTCTGTATATAATACGGCTTGGGCCATCTATTATGACTTCATGTGCGTAGGTGTTAGACTTATATGTTTTACAAGTTAGCACAGGATCGATAGAGCCTGTCTTTCGGTTCTTTTTTATTACGTGTTGGTTTACGTGTATTATTGTTTTCATATTTCACATACTCCTGCGGTGCAAGCCATCTCTTGGGATGACGTTGTGTTATCATCGTATTCACGATACTCTGAGTAGTCAATGTCAGGGATATCATTCATCATTTCCTCGTACTGTTGTTGTGTAATATCTTCGTAAGGAGCTTGTACGTAACTATGAGAGTCATCCTCTCTAGGAAGGAAAGCTATACCACATACTTCTTCCCAGTTATTCCATACCCACGTACCAACATCCATCCATTCATCTTCACCTACGTAAATTGTAACAGAAGGATTATGGTCTGTCCAGAACTTTCTGTACTTTAACCATACTCTAAGATGTTCTATCGCTCCTATATCATTACGTGTTATTGCTTCCTTATCAGATGATATAGGGAAGGAGAACACACAATTCTTATTGTTATATACGTCTACCTCGTATGGCATCCCTTTTGACCGCATCCATTCTGCTAACGGATCAGTCATGTCGGTACGTACTCTACGTATATAATGGTGAGCATATCTAGGGTGTATTCCGCTACCGCTGTTGACAAGTTGGGATACAGTACCAGATGGTTTAACAGTAGTAATTGCAGTAGACGGTGGTATGCCTAGCTTCTGTGCAATACTCTTGTTAATTTCTCTAGTATACTCACGTAATTTAGATAGAAATATAGGGTTAGGATTATAAGTAATAGGATTATCAAAGATACCAGTTAAAGATACACCAAGTAGACGTTCTTCTTCTGTGTTATCTTTCCATCCCTTTGATATATATTTAAAGTCAGTTAATGCCGCTTGATACGTCCCTATGACAGTAGCAATGCGTACCTTGTTGCGTATTGTGGCTTGTGTGTCTTTTGGACGTACTACTACTTCACTGAGATTACAGAATTGTTTAGAACGTAAAGATATCTCACCACAAGGGTTAGTACCAAATCTAAATGAATCATCACGACCAATCTCTTTAGCCTTACTCATAGCGGCAGTACGATTAAAGATACCTCGTTCACCACTTTTAGACTCATATATAGATGTCCACTCTCTAAGGAACGTACCCATGTCAGGCTTGGTAGAGAACGCTATAGAGTTATTAGCGTAACTACGGTTAACGTTCTCATTAAACCAGCTACCCATCTTGGCATGACGCATACGGTCATCACTCAAGTTAGACAGACTAATCATTGCGCTACGTCTTACTCCACCTACAACTACAGCCGCAGCTACAGCGCACATTATATCATGGCACTCAAGGCTGGACAGTTTACGTCCTACAGCTTTATAAAAAGTAGAAGTAGTAAATCTAAATAGATTATCTAGTGGCTCTGGCCCACTGGCTCTACCACCAAATGTTTTAAGCCTACTGCCAAATGGACGTATACGTGATAAGTCCCACGTAGGATGTTCACCTGCGTAAAGGCGTGATATCAACTGACGTAACCCTTTAGCCCAACCTTCTTTACTATCTGCGACTACGATGGTTTCGTCAGTTCTTGTAATTTCTTCTGGTACTTCTGGTAGATTATCTACAAACTCACGTTCTACACTGTAGCCTACGCCAGTGCCGCACATAAGTACCATTAACGCTTCATCAAATGCTTTAGGATCGTTTACAGCAAGATAACTACAGTTGTACGCTGCTATATTGTTACGATCCAGTGCTGGACCTGCCGCCATCATAGTACGCATAGAAGGCATAACTTCCTTTTGCTCTATAGCCTTCTTCACATCTTTGTGGTCAGCCAGTGACGGAAACTTATCTGTCATATACGTCCACCAACGATCAACAGTATCTTGGTATGTCTCTCGTCTGTTATCTTCTGGCAGATAACGAGCGTAACGACTTATGTGAATAAAGTCTTCATAATTACTGCTCATTCGTTACCTCAATAGTATTGTTTTTATCAAAGTTAAACATAGGTTGTGTAATATCTTTATCTACAATACTGATAAGTTTAGCAAGATACCACTTAGCTTTGTGTAAGTCTTGCACTTTGTGATCTTTGTAATTACATCTCCAAAGATATTTAAAAACATTACCACGCAAGTACTCTTCAAAACCTTCTTGAGACATACTAGCTTGTATAGCATCTATACACTCGATACCATGTTCGTTGAGCTTATAGTGCTTGGGGTGATTTACGTTATCCTGCATCGTCATTATCTTCCTTATCTCTTAAAAAAGGTTTGTTGTCTACTACTCGTTTATATTCGTTAAAGTCTACTACTTCTGCCTGAATCACCTTCTTAACATTTTCATCAGATTCGTCAAGCACTTTTTTCATACCTTTTGTAAATATTGTTTCAAGGTCTTCATCCAGTGCTTGTAGTAATCCGTAGGCTATAACTTTACATATAGGAAATTCATTATCATCTTCTTTGAAATTAAATAAAGATATATTAAAATCTTCTTCATTCTTTGGGTCTTTTTCAATAAGAATTATAATACCATTAGGATCAACAAACTCACGTTTCTTATCTCCATCTTTATTAAACATAAGACTGATGTTTTTTATAGCATCAAGTAACGTATCTTCTATATTTTCATCCATTCGTCAGGTAACCTATTCACTGCATATTTAAAACCATATTTATCACACCAACCACCGTACGTTGTTTTACTACGTTTATCAAGACGTATCTTAGCATTCATAAAGATAAAACGTATATCAATGTCGGGATGTTGTTCTTTAATTAGTAGGTGTTTTGCTCTATCTGCTGAAACAAAGCGTCCCTTAGTCTCAACATAAAAATCGTGACTAGCAATATAAAAGTCAGGAGTGTAAAGTCTGGTCTTAGGGACGTAACGTATCTTATCAGCTTCGTATGCTGAATCTATCTTACGCTCACGTAAATCCCTAGCAAACCTTGCTTCAAATGCTGATCTAAATCTAGATGGCATTATTTCTCTTTGGGTCTTTTACGCAAAGAACTTCTTTAGCGACTCCTTCATTTTTATATAAGAGGTTTGCGTATTCTATTAAGCTATCTAGATTTAAAGTAACGTGTTTTCCACATTCATCAAGAGAATCGAACACAAGAGGTTCATCGTGTTGAGATATCATCACTACAGCATCATCCCCAACATGAAGTGGATCAAACATAAACATAGTAATAACTATTATAAATTTCATGTTACAACTCCTCACGTTCAGAGATACGTCCTGTTCCTAGATCGTAATGTAATTGAGAGCATTGACCAGTAAGCCCACTAAACCTATTTTTAATCACTCTTACATAGGTTGTGTGTCGTTCTACTACGCAATCAGCTTGTCCGTTACGTTCTAGTCCTATAACGATATCACTTAACTGTCCTATACTGTGGCTACCTCTAAGATCACTTAAGCTAACATTAACAGAGTTAGTCTCATGTGAACCGTTAGATGCTCTCCGTAAGTGAGATACCATCAGTAAGCATATACCTAGTTCTTGCACAAGAGTACGTAACTTGGTTACGCATGAGTCGATGGTCTTACGTTCATCTAACGCATTCTCCTGTGCGCTAACCAGTATACTAATATGGTCTAATACTATGTACCTGCAACCTAGCGCACGTACAAGGTAGCGTATACGTGCTATAATGTTCTCTATGGTGTTAGAACCAAAATGGTCAAAGAAGTAGAAACGTTCTGATCCTAGAACCTCGTTAAACGCATCCTCATAGGCTTGATCTTCATACACTACGTCAGGAAGATGTAACGGTTTATTCATGTGTAGGCTCATAAGGCTCTCTGCTGTAGTCCTTACGCTCTCTTCCATAAACATAAGACCTATGTTCTCATCAGTATTCTTATATATGTGGTATATTATTTCACGTAGGAAGCTACTCTTTCCTATGCCTGTACCTGCACAGATAGTTACTAGCTCACCTTTACGTAAGCCGTAAGTCATAGTGTTTAAGCCGTCAAAAGGATAGTCTACAATAGACTTCTCTGGTCCTTTCTGTAGTACGTCCCATAGCTCTGACCCTGCTACGATACCGTCAGGTGTGTGAGTATCAGCGTTCCACCAATCAGCAGAAAACTCTGTAGCCTTGTTCTCCATAAGATAAGCAGAAGCATCATCGTAACGCATCTTCATTATCTTGGCTTTAGGAGATAGTATCTCTGCTACCTTCTTAGCGTTATCGCCGCCTACCTTATCATTATCAAAGCAGATAACTATATTATCAAAACTCATAAGATACTCATAGTTATCGCTAACGTCTTTACTGGCTCCTGCGGCTCCAGTTCTAACTGATACACAAGGCCATTTACTGTCAAACATCTGATGAGCGGAAAGAGCGTCTATCTCGCCTTCACATATAGTAATGTACTTGCCGCCCTTCTTAAATAACTGTTGACCAAACAAACCTGCTTCACTTATACGTCCTTCTACAGAGAACGCTTTGTTCTTTGCACGTACCTTGTTAGCTACATGCTCATTCCATGTATTATAATAAGGATATATGTGTTTACCATCTTCAACAGTAACATTGTACTTTAAACAAGTCTCCTTTGTTATCTTTCGCTTAATAAGTTCTTGTGTCTTACCTTTGCTCAAGGCATCGTTCTTTACAATCTTTGGTTTATCCTGTGGGATTTCCATATTCTCATCCTTAGTTAAAGTTTCACAAGAGTAGCACCACGTTCCATCAGTATAATATGATAACGCATCTGAACTACCACACGTAGGGCAAGGTTGATGAGCTTTAAGTAACTTACTCATAATATCTCCGATACATTAGGCTCTCTTTCTATATGTGTAAAGTACTTTCTTCCGTTAGCGTATTTAAATATTCTTAGACCCTCTCCATCGTTAACGTCATTCCAACATCTTTCCTTGTAATCACAGAACAGACAATCCTTGGCTAGTGCCATGTTACCGTACTTTCCTTCTGGAACAGGATCATAACAACGTTCTGGAATCTTCTTACTCTTTACCATCTTCTTAACATGGTTAACTCTATCTGAAGCATTAATAGTCATAAGTTCATCCATCTCAAGAAAACAGATATCACCGTTATTCTTATTTATAGCTAGGAAACCGCCTTCCTCAACGTTTAACGCTTCCATGTAAGCACTTATCTGTGCTACGTATCCAAATGGATCAGAGTTTAATAATCGTTTTTCACTGAACTTTCTAAAACTAAAGTCAGAAGCAGACTTAACATCAACCAACGCACCATCAATTACTGCGTCAATATGTCCTTTTACGCCTTCTAGTTCTACTTCTGCTTGCTGATGCTGTACGTCATGTCCAGCTTCCTTGGCTAGAAATAACAGTATAGCCTCTAATATATGACCGTAGAAGAAGCGCATACGTAATGGTGCTGTCTCTTTACGTTTTATTGGATCATTTACTTCGTACCATAGTTTACGATCTGTACGCCCAATAGCTGACAGTCTAACTCTTTTACGTTCTCCTTCATACGGAGATAGAAATTTCTCCATTTCTTCACGCATAGTGTCTAAGAATTCTTCTAAGTTATCTTTACTGATATCTTCTTTACCGTTAAGAATTAAATCTTTGATATCTTGGACTAACGTATGAACCTTCTTTTTCTTAGCCATTGAGTCTCCGTTCTGTTAAAGAGCGTGATAGCTACCGTCCCTCTGCTATCATTAAGTTACCTACTGTGTAACTTTCCCTACTATTTAAAAAGTGGGAAGGTAAGGAATCGAACCTTACGTTAGGTCATATCCAAACTAGACCTTGCCTTGCTTTGGTTCAAGACATAAACCGCCTTGCTTCCCATAGTGAAGGAGAGTTTCAAGATTGATCCTTAAAACTCTCCTTCTGTTTTAGACGCACTATTACGTCATACTATAGATCATCGTCCTCATCAGTCAGATTATCTAAAGCCACATCATCACCCAGAATAAATCCATCCTCTGTGTCTAGATCGTCTGAGCCAGTATATGGCTTATAGTCAATAACCATAACAGCATTAAGTGATGCTGATATACCAGATTTTTTCTGGTACGTCCAGTTAAAAGGACTGATAGAACACTTTACAGTACTACCATTACCTACCACCGTACCAGAAGGCCAAGGATTCTTAGCTGAATCCATAACTTTAGGAACGAGTTTAGTCTTAGCTGTAATGAAATGACCTTTATCAGCCTTTTCACCTTCACCAACTCTGACTGAGATGCCAAGGTCTTCTAGAGACTTAACATCATTCTTACCAAGATTACAGATATCAATTTGATATTTGTCTGACATCTTGTTGACTTCATGTAGGCTAGCCCACATTGCGTCACCTTTTACTACTACACTTTCACGCATTTCACTGTTCTCCTTTTCTTGAGTTTTAGTGCGTTTCAGCCCAGTTAAACCCCAACTTTGCGTCAGCGTTCAACTCTAACCTTACCCCCAATATACGCCCTGCTTTTTGCATTGTCAAGTCCGAAATTGAAATAATTTCATCGACATCATTTTTGTGTACCTCGAACTGCATTTCGTCATGTATAGTATTGACAAGATTAGCTTTTAACTTTCTTTTACGTATCTCGTCATCCATACATACAGACCATTGCTTACAAGATATTGCACCTGCTCCTTGCAACAATGTGTTTAATGCTGCATGTTGATGACGTACTAATATTCTACGTCCATCTAGTCCTTTAAGTGAACCTTTTTCAGCCATAGATTGTACCTTTAAAATAAGTTCTTCTAGGGCTGGCATATTTCTAAGGAAGTCACGTTTCAGCTTTGCACCATCTAGCGCAGTTCCACCTACTACGCTTCCTAGTTTTTCTGCACCAGCACCATATAAGAAAGCGTAAATAAATCTCTTACTATCTGCTCTTGTTTCAAGACCAGCCGCAATCCTATTAACTTCATGTGGATCACCATTTAACACAACATCCATGTAACTCTCATCACGCATATAATGGGCAAGCATACGTAATTCTAATCCTTTAGCATCCATACCTACTATTCGGTAATTACTATTTGGTACAGTAAAACAAGCCCTACATTCTTTACCATAAGGTTTATCGTTTGACACTATATTAGCCATATTAGGGTTAGCGTGTGTCATACGTCCAGTAACTGCACCCATAGTATATACAGTGCCATGTATTCGGTTATTGTTGTCTAGGTTCTCAAGCCATGCTTGTACTGTCTTCCACCGTGTTTCTAGCATTTTCCATTCAGCTAATCTCCTAGCTGGTTCTGGCGCAGTATCAAATACTGTAGCTAAATTTTCTTCACATATTTTAGGTGAGCCTTTAGGTGTAAAGACAGTAGGCTTCCAGCCATACTCGTTTAATCTTTCAACTATTTGTTTAGGACTAGCTAAATTAAACTCTTTAAACTGAATAAGAGAGAATGGCCCTGCTACGTCACTTAGACCTGCTAGACCTGTTCTAGCCATAACACCATCTTTTTTATATTTTGGTGTAATCTCTCTTACTAACTTAGCTCTAGGAAGAAAGTATTTGTGTACTGATGCGGCTATCTCTTCAGCTTTAGTTTTAGTTTCAAAGTATAATTGTATTGCCTTAGTTTTGTTTACGTAGAAACCATGCTTACGTTGGTTCTCTATAATACGTGCAATGTTATACTCTAATTCTAAACTTTGTCTAGAAAACTGACGACCTTCCTCTAATAACACAAAATATATCTTCTCAGTAAGAAGTACATCTCTTTTACAGTACTCTAGCATTTCTTCAGTATAACGTGAGAAGTCATTAAATGCTATCTTACTGTAACCTAGCTTATTACCCCATGCTTCAAGAGAATGCCCACCTTCACGTTCTGGATTATATAGGCGAGACATAACTAAAGTATCTTCAACGTTATTTATCTCAGCATTCCATAAAGTCCTTAGTAATGTAGTATCGAATGAAATACCATTATGTGCTATGAATATATCATCTTCTTTTACATAATTATTAAACTCTTCTGCATTAGTGAATACTTTTAATTCACCTTGAAGCTCTTTACAAACAGTACACCATATAACTGTAGCGTCTAAACCGTCTGTTTCTATATCTATTATTATTTTTCTTTGCATAATACTACTCATAGTCTTTAAGTACAGTATTAATATTTAATTCCAATGTATTATGTTTCTTTTTATTTGGAACTACTCTTTGTCTATACTTAGAAGTATTTAAGTCTTTAGCGACTGTATTGCTTTTAAAATCTCTACGTCTTTTTTTATCTTGACGCTCAATTTCTTTTTGTCTTCTTTTGAATCCCATAATTAACCTGTTGATTTAGTTAAGAAAATTTCTCTTGACAACCATTTTCTGTTCGTATACTATCTCATTTGTCAAGTAACTGCAACAACTTTTTTTGGTGAATTATGCCACTAACGAAAAAAGACAAGAAAAAGGGTAACATAAAAGGTAACCGATATAGAACTGGTTGGCCTTCTGCACCTAAGTACTTATTACAATCTAATGAGTTATGGGTAAAACGTATGAAGGGAAGAAAGTTCACTTCTATTAAAACAAAGAGAGATATTGAAATGCAAAAGGAAGT